CCGCCGGCAGGAGGTCCGCCACGCGGACGGCCTGCAGGGATTCGATCTGCAGGAGGCGCTGGCGGATGGTGATGGGGTTGGACGTGCCCGAGTTGTAGTCGGAGTCCATCGCGTTCCCCATCGTGGTGCCGACGTACAGGCGGTACGGGCCGAACTTCTTGTCCGCCTGCAGGATGGCGATCATCGACATGACCTCGTTGAAGACCGTCGCGCCGACCGGCGTGGTGGTCCACGCGGCCGCCGTCAGGTTCTTCGTGTTGGCGTTCGGCGCGTTCAGCAGGCCGGGCGCCGTGTAGCCGGCGTCCTGGAGCGGCTGGCCGTCCAGGGTCGTCGCGCCGTTGATCGCCGCGTCCTCGATCGCCTCGTTCACCGCGCGGGTGCACTGCTTCACAATCGCGGTGTCGAGCGGGGTGCCGACGCGCTGCGACGTCTTCAGCGTCCGGATGTCGATCTGGAACTGGTCCGTCGTCAGGTAGATCGGCAGGCGCGAGGGCAGGATGATCGGCAGCTTGCTCTCACCGCGCGCCGCCGGGCTCATCGTCCGCTGCGCCGCGCCGATCTTGCTCTGCGTGCTCCACTCGAGCTGCGCGATCGAGAGCGGGTCGCCGAGGGTGTAGGTGAGGCCCGCCGACATCAGGTCGGCGACGAGCGTGAGGCGCTGGAGCCCCACCTCGACGACCGCCTTGTCGATCGCGACCTGCGCCTTGTCCTGCAGGGGCGCCAGGGTGCGGAACTCCCGCATCTCGTTCTCCGCCTGCTCCATCATGCGGAACCCGGGCGTCCGCATCGCCTCGATCGACCAGCCGCCGGTCTCGATGATCGAACGCGTCACGATGTCGTTGAGCGGGCTGGCGTTCCCGCCGGCCGCTCGGAATCTCATCTCTTGTGCCATCGCTGTTTCCTCCTGACGCCAGAGCGTCAAACCGTTTGCCTGTCGCCCTGGCGCGCTCCCACGAAAGCGCAAGGGGTTCCCGTTGAGAAAAAACCGGCCGGGGGGAAAATCTTAGCCCCGGCCGGGGCGGACTAGGTCGCGACTTCCACGCGGATGCGGGTCAGCACGGAGACGCTCGGCTTGTTTTCGAGGGCCGAGGCGATGACCGCGCCCGAGGCGAAGATCCGGAGGGTGCCGTCACCCGCCGACTCCAGTTTGTTGCCCGCGACGATGTTCTGGCCCGACGCGATGAACGCCCAGACGACCGAGCCGGTGTCGCAGACCGCGACCTCGACCAGGTCGCCGACGGCGTAGGCGTCGTCGACGCCCTTGTTCGCCATCGAGTGCTCGGTGGCGAAGGCCGCCGCGACCGCGCCGCCGGCCGTCGCGTGCTTCCTCCACCGGATGACGCCGGCGTTGTTGAACCGGTCCACCAGGTGGCCGGGCGTGATCGCCTCGGACGCGGCCAGGTCGTTGGCCTGCTGCCGGGTCCCCGCCAGGAACACGCAGTTCGGGTTGAGCCTCGTGATTGACATTTTTTCGTCCCTCCCATATGACCTCTGGGGTCGAGCGCCCCGGGCCTTAGGTCACCTGCCCGGGCCGCCTGCCGCCGCCGCCGCCCCTACTTGCGCGCCGCCTCCGCCGTCCGCTTCTCCGCGAGCGCCGGGCCGTACGGGTCGGGCGGCGCGAAGCTCGCCGTCTTCGACGCCGCCGCCCGCTCCACGGCCATCCCGCGGCCGCTGAAGTCGAGCACCTTCACCCGCGCGTACTGCGCGAGAGTCTGTAGCTCCGCGACCGGCAGCTTTTTCAGCTCCTCCTCGGACTTGCCGCCGAGGTCCTTCAGCGAGCTGACGAGCGACGCGTGCAGCTGCTTCTCCTCCGCGGCGCGGGCCTCGAGCAGCGCCTTGATGCTCGCCGGGGCGCGGGCGATGAACTCGTCCTCGGTCATCGGCTGCTCGAGGGTGGTGATCCGCCCCTCGGCGACCTTGAGTCGCGCCTCGCGCTGGCGCCCCTCGGCCTCCAGCCGTGCGATCGTGCCCTCCCGCGTGCGGTTCGCCTCCGACGCCGCGCGGAACTCCTCGAGCCGCGCGTCGGCGCACCCCTGGAGGATGGCCTCGTCCCCGTCCTTGAACCCCGAGTGCTTGTCCGTCACGAGGGCCGCGATGAGCTCGTCTCTGGTACCCTTCTCCATTTTCGCACCTCCGCAGCCGCATGAACACGCGGCCGCCTTGTCGCACATCACTTCGCCCCCGCGGCGGAGCGCCGCACGGTCTCGATGTAGTGCCTGTTGCCGTCCGCCGCGCCCGCGGCCCGCGCCTCGGGCTTGTCCGACTTCTTCTCCTCCGCCGCCTTGTAGTTCCCGCGGTCGCACGCCGCGCCGAGCGCCATGGCGTGGTCGTGCACCCCCTGGATCGCCTTCATGTCCGCCGCCGAGTGCCGCGCGCCGGCCGCCGTCGCCATGTAGCGGCCGGGCGCCGCGCCGTCCGAGAGCGACTGGCAGTACGTCGCCGAGATCACGGCGTTGAGCGCCGCGGACAGCGACTGGCACAGCGTGCGGATGGCGTCGAGCCGCGCCGTCTCGACCTGCTCCTCCGCCGCTTCGTCCTCCGGCGTCTCGGCCGGGCTCTCCGTCTCGTCGGCGATGAGCTCGTCGACGAGGCCCGAGATCTTCTCGAACTGCCCCTCCGCGCCGTCCAGGACGTCGCGCATGGACTGGTAGGCGATGAGCTCGGCCTGCTCCTCGGCGTCGCCCTTGCTGGAATCCGCCATTTCCTCTGCCCCTTTCATTTTCGCCCCCGCCGGCTCGGCCTTCTTGCCGGGCGGGTCGACCTCGAAGTCGCCCTTGGCCGCGACGAACCGCTCGGCGCCCTTGGTCGTCTTCCCCTTCACAGCAGCTCCACCTTCACGTGGCGCACCACGTACTTGCCCTCGGGGCCCCTCTTCTCTTCGTGCACGCTCGTGACCCGGTAGCGCTCGCCGCGCGGAAGGAGCCACTCCTTCTCGTCGGTCGCCTTGCCCTGGATGCTCGTCTTGCCAGTGACGCTGGAGATGTACGCGCCCTTGTTCGTCGTGATCTCCATGATCGTCTTGCCGAGCGCCGGGCGGTCCTCGTACTGGCCGAAGTGCGTCTCGGCGTGCGACTTGTCGAGCGACGCGGACACGAAGCCCCGGTCGGTGAACTCGGCGCCGGGCACGAGCTTCGCTGCCACCGCGCTGTCGCTCAGGCCGCGGTACATCGTCACCGCCGGGCCCGTGCCGCCCTTGTCCAGGGCGGAGTCCAGGGCCTTGACCGCCGCGGAGTGCTTCGGGTCGAGGTCCCTGTTGCGCAGTCCGGAGTTGATCTCGCGGTACGTCCCCGCCGGCCCGGCGTACGCCTTGACCGCGTCGGACTCCTCCTTCGAGAGGCCCTTGGCCCACGCCGCGTCCGCCTCGCCGCGCCCGTGGTCGTCGAACCCGTCGGCGTTCGGCCACAGCGCCCTGAGCTCGGCCTCCGTCGCGACCTCGAACCCGGCCTCGCACACGCGCATCGTCGCCGCGCGGTGCGTGCCGCACCCCATCTCTACGCTGCAAGCCCCGCGGCCGCCCGGCAGGAAGGCGAGGTGGTCGCCCTCGGCGAACGTCCAGGAGCCCAGGAACTGCTTGCCGTTCGTGTGCCGGCCCGGCTTCCTGTCGGTCACGACCAGGGCGCCGACCGAAACCTCGACCGTCCCGCCGCCCTCGAGGGTCTGGTACATGTCGGGGTGGAGCCGCTTGGCGCGGGCCTTCTCGACCAGCGCCTCGCCGAGCATCTTCTTCGACGCCTCGTCGGCGCGCATCCCGCGGATGGTCCCGAGGCCGGCCGCGTCCCACACGCCGGGGGTCGACGCCGAGCACTGCGTGCCATTCCTCTTCGGGTGCCCGAGCGTGACGGGCTTCCCGTTCCAGGACTCGGCCGCCGACTTCAGCGTCTCGAACGGCACGAACTCGGGCGTCTCGGCGTTCACGGCGTGGATGACGCCCTCCATCAGCATGACGACCGGGACGACGAGGTGCTCCCTGCTGCCGACCATCTCGGTGCGCGCCTTGCTCGTGGCGCCGAGGAGGTGGAAGGACCGCGCCTCGGCGGAGCGCCTGGCCACCAGCCTCTGGATTAGCGCCTCCTGGGCCTGCGCCTCGGCCTCGGTGTCATGGACCCCCAGCCTCTTGGCGCCGTCCTTCGAGTAGAGAACCCAGCGTGTCCCCTCGCGCTTGATCATGTGCCGATGCAAACCTTGAATGGGACGTTCACTCCGTTGATCTCAACGATCACTGTATCTTGAGAGCCGTCGGAGCACCGGCTCCCGCCGTAAAAGGGGCAGACGGCGCCGATTCCGGCGTACCGCCGACCGTGTCCTGGCACGTCAGGGTCGACTTCGACCCGATGACCGTCGCGGCCGCCGCCGCCGAGGGCAGCGGCGCGGTGCAGGCGACGTTTGGCGCAGTACCCGTGCAGCTTACGCCCGTGAGTAGGACGGGCGCGGCCGTCGTCCCGCCGACGGTGACGTAGAGTCGGTACGTCAACCCGTTCGCCTGGGCGACCGACGCGACGTTCCCCTGCCCGAAGGTGACCGTCGGCGTCTGCGCCGAGGCCGGGACGACCGATGCCATGACGAATGCGAGGGCGGCCGTGACTCTCTTCATCGCGATTTTCCTCCCGCGTGCTGCTGTTGTATGGCGTCGACGACGCGTTCGACGGCGCTGTCGGCCGTATTGTGCATGGTGTCCACGAGCTTCGCGGTGTTGCTCTCCTGTGCGTCGGCCTTCGCCCTCGCCAGCTCCTCGGCGTGCTCGGCAAGCTTTGCGGCGTTGACCGCCAGCTCATGGATCGCGATCTCGCGGGCCTCCCTGTCGGCGTTGGCCTGCCGCAGCAGCTTGCCGAGGGCCCTGCACGCGCGCCAGAGCAGCCACACGACCGCCGTCTCCTCGAGGAACCTGCCCCAGTTGAGAAATTCAGCCATGGCTCACCGTACCCCTCGGCGACCTGCGCCGGTCAATGGAGCGGAGCTGCTCGCGCACCCGGTCCAATCTCTCCCGCACCTCGTCCATCTGCCGCTGCTCCTCGTGGTCCAGCCACGCGGCGGAGCGCTCGTCGGTCTCCGTGAAGGCCTGCCGCGGCCTGAGCAAATTCGACAGCCTGCGCATGAAGCCCCCAGACATCACGGCGTCCTTGTCTGCTTCGCGATATTGACGGATGTCTCGGCGAGCCCAGCCGCCTGCAGGGCCATCGCCTGCCACCGCTCCGCCGCCTCCTCCGCCTTCCGCAGCTGGTAGCCCCAGCACCAAACGCCCTTGTAGCTCCCGATGAGGATCAAGGACAGCAGGGTGCCAAAGCCAATGCCGCTGAGCTTCTGCGCGAGGGCGATGAACTCCTCCATGGGCTCTCACCAGGGCACGAACGACGCGGCGAAGGCGGCCAGTGCGAGGGCCAGCGCCCGCTGCCACGTTAGGCGGGGTTCTGCGAGGTAGGCCGCCGCTAGGGCGAGGATGACCGCCGCGAGCAGCAGCAACGCGCGCATTGTCGCCATTTCTATTCCTCCCCCGCGTCCTCGCCGATGATCCCCTCGGTGCACCGGCAGTTCGGGTGCAGCGGCGGGCCGTCGCCGCCGTCGCCCGGGTACTGTTCGTCCAGCCCGACCACGGTCCCGTCGAGTTCCTCGCACTCCGGGCAGGTGTTGCCGCCCTCGGTCGCGATCCACTCCTTGCGCGCGTCCGGGCTGAGGAGGCCGGACGCGACCGCCTGGTCCCAGGACTCGCGCTGGCCCTCGTTCGCCGCGGTCATGACCTCGGTGCGCGCGATCGTCTCGGCCCTGGAGTCGTCGCCGATCGCATCGAGCACGCGCGCGAAGCCCTCCTTGCGGTCGACCTCGCCGGCCACCATGCCCTCGATCGCGTCGGCGATCTCCTCGCGGGTCGCCTCGTCGATGTCGTCGAGCAGTTCGCCGGCGTGGTCCTTCGCCCACTCCACGGCCCTCGGGTTCGTCGAGTCGAACGACATCCCGAGCTTGTGTTGGCCATCGCCGGCGGCCAAGGTCCGCGGCGCGGGGGCCGCCTTCGCGCCCGCCGCCAGGGCCCCGTGCAGCGCCGCCGGGAGCTCGCGCGCCAGCGGCGCGGTCATGGCCCCGACGGCCGTCTCCGCGATCGCGCGGACCCTGTCCCACTCGCCGGCCGCGGCCGCGGCGGCGAACGCCTCGCGGTCGAGGGCCATCCGCCCGCTCCTCAGCGCCTTGGCCACGATCGACTTCACGGTCGGGAGCCAGGAGTCGGCGGCGGCGTGGACCGCGCCCTCCGCGCGGCGCGCCGAGAGCGCGCGGGGCCCCTGCCCCAGCTCGGCGGCGACCTGCCCGGCGGCGACGTCGGACCACACCGCGTCCGCGTCCTCGCCGCCCGCGATCCGGCGCCTGCCCTCCTCGATTGCGGCGTCGCTCGCCGTCGTGCGCGGGCCCGGCGCCTTCTCGATGATGTGGATCGCCGAGGCGGGCTGCAGGAAGCGGTCGAGGCGGCTCATTGCAGCATCTCCAGCTGGACCACGCTCTTGGTCGTGCCGTGCAGCTTGACCGTCGCCAGGCCGTGGACCCGGTAGGACGCGCCGTGCGGCAGCAGGTACTCGTACTCGCTGTGGTGGTGGCTGATCGGCTGCACGTACGCGCCCTTGCTCGGCTTGATCTCGAACACCACGTGGCCGCCGCCCCAGCTGTTCGCGAACTCTGGCTTGATGCTGGTGGACTGGAAGCCGTCCATCCTCAGCTTGTCCCCGACCGCGAGCTTGCCGACGAGCTGCTTGGCGCCCTGGTTCGAGACCCCGCGCCACACCAGGTCTGGCGGCGGGGGCGAAGGCGCCTTGTCGAGGGCGCTCTGGATCTTCGCGGCGGACGACCCCGGCGCGATCGAGCCGCCCTTGTAGAGCTCTGAGTTGATGCCGTGGTACGACGAGCCGGTGTACCCCTGCACCGCCGACTTCTCCTGCTTGCTGAGCGTCGTCGCCCACGCCTGCCCGGATTTCGTGAGCTCGACGTGCGTGGCGGTCCCCATCTTGCGCTCCACGCTGTCGGAGATCGGCCACTTGCCGGTGCCCAGCCCGATCGCGCCGCCGACGTCGTGCGTCACGTGGTACTGGTCGCCGGTGTAGGAGGCGGCGGCCGGCGGCTTGTAGTCCGGCCCCTTGCCGTTGTGCATCGTCGCCTGGGCCTTTTCGTATTCGCCCTTGGCGAACGGCGCGGACACCTGCTTGCCCGTCGAGTCGAAGTAGGCGAACTTCCCGAGGTTCTCCTTCTTCGCGCCCGGCGAGTTGGCCGCCGTCTTCTCCTGCCAGGTGTAGGATTGGTTCGTGACGCCAGAGTGCAAGACGTGCCCGGCCGACTCGCCCGCGGGCTCGTGGGAGACAATCTGCGCGGGGAGGGCGGCCGTCGCCTTCGGGTTGACCCCCGTCGCGGGCGGTGGCGTGTACGGCGTCTGGGCCGCGCCCTTCGCCACGAACGTCCCGGTCTTCTTGTCGTACTCCTTGCCCTTGTCGTACTCCTTGGCCCACTCCTTCGCCGTGGTCTCGGAGAACTTGGAGGCGACGACCTTGCCGGACGCGTCCTTGATCTCGTACTTGCCCGTCGCGGCGTTGTGCTCGATGCCGTGCTTGCCGACGGCCGTCGGCTTGTATTCGATCTGGCCGGTCTTGGGGTTGTAGGCCTGCGAGGCGCTGCCCCACACCATTTGCTCGGTCTTCGGGTCGTAGTACGTGCCGCCTGCCTTGGCGACCGACTTGGTCATCGGATCCAGATGCGAATACGGGTCGGCCTTCCCACCCGCCGTCGCCCCTTCCCACTGGTTGGTCTTCGCATTGTAGACGTTGCCGAGGTTGTCCTTCTCGCCGTGCGCCGGCAGCCCAGCGGCCTTCGCCTTGAGCGCGGCCTCGGCCTTGTTGTGCTTGTGCACGATCGTGGCGGCCTGCTTGGGGTTCAAGCCGGTGTGCTTCTCGATGTGCGCGTAGCTGTGGCCGAGCTTCTTCAGCTCGACGGCCTTGGCGATCTGCTCCTTGGTCGCGTGCGCGGCCTTCGGCTTCTTCTCACCGCCGGACCCAGCGCCGAACTTCCCGTCCGGCCCGCGCGGGTGCGCTGCGGGGTCCCACTCGGCGAGCGCCTTGAGGCCGGCGACCTTCGCCCGGAGCAGCGCGTGGCGGCTCTCGAGCACCTTGCCCGCGCGCTCGGCGTAGCCCTTCGGCGCGTTCGGGGCGTGCCTCTCGACGAACGACTTCCAGCCGGCGGACGGCCGCGCGCGGTCCAGGGCGGCGACCTGCGCCACGGCCCTGGCGCCCAGGGCGTCGGCGTCCTTCAGGCCCGCGGCCTTGAAGACCTTGGCGTAGTACGGGTTGACGTTCCGGTCCGACAGCTTGTTCCACTCGGAGATGCCGTGGAGCGCGGATTCCGGCTTCGGGGCGCCCTGCGCGCGGTGCAGGAGTGTGCCGCCTTGGTCGACGCGCGTCACCCCGCCGTGCTTGTCGACCAGGATGTTGTCGTGGCCGGTGCCGACCGTGTCCCAGTTCGCGGTCACGACGTCCGCGGCGAAGTGGTCCAGGATCTTGTCGGCGGTCTGCTTGTCGACGCCGTGCTGGCCGAGCGTCGGGCCCGCGTCCTCCATCCACTTGGAGGCGAGCCTGCCGTTCGGCCCGAGCACCGTCTCCGGGACCCTCGCGCCGACGGCCTCGTACACCTTGTTCGAGACGTGCTCGCCGGCCGCCTGCTCGGGGTCCTTGTAGTTCTTGACGTACCATTTCTGGCCCGAGGGGTCGACGAACGTGCCGCCCTCGTTCGAGCCCTTCTGGCCGCCGACCTGTTTGAGCGAGGAGAAGAACTTCCCGCCGTCGTCCTTCCCCCCGCCCTGGTCCGCGGCCTCCGCCGGCCCGCGCCCGTGGTCGTCCCCGCCGTCGGCCTTGGGCCAGAGGGCGCGGAACTGCCTCGCCTGTAGGCTCGCCCGCAGCAGCAGCCGCGCGCCGCGCTCCGGCGAGAGCGGGAGCCCGCTACGCAAGCGGCACCTCCGTCCTGTTGCCGTCCGCGTCGACCAGCGTGACCCGCTCGGCGTAGACGGAATAGCCGTTCAGCCCGTCCCAGCCGGCGTACTTCGCGCCCGTCCCGGCCTTCACGTAGGCGACCGTGGCGTGCGGCTGGTAGGCCGGGTGGTCGCTCGGCGCGCACGGGAGCTTGGCCGCGATCGCGCGGTTCACCGCGGCGAGGTCCTCGCCCTTGACCGCCACGTACACCACGTCGTAGTCCTCGCCCTGGAACACGGCGGACTTGCCGAGGGTCATGCCGAGCGAGCCGGCCTTCTTGAGCGCGGTGAGGCGGCCGTTGAGCTGCACCTGCACGTCGCCCAGGGCCTCGGCGTCCGGCGCCAGGATCCCGTACTTCACCGTGACGTGGGCGTCGGTCTCGCGGCCACCCGCCCCCTCGTCCACGTCGGCGTCGTCGATCGACAGGCCGAAGCCCAGGAGCCTGTCCGCGACGGACGGCGGGAGCTGGACCTGGGCCGTGCCGTACTTGTGGGCGGTGCCGAGCACCCGGTCGATGGTCTCCCTGTCCCCGGCCCGGATCGCCGCCTCCAGGACGCGCACCCAGTCGGCGTCCTGGGCCGCCCGGGGCTGCGCGACCGCCCGGGGCCCTGGCTTGCCTGCTGCCGGCTCCCCCTTGGCTCCCCCCGGGCCGCCCTGGGCGCCCTGGGCGCCGTCCTGGCCGGGGGCCTGGGCCGAGCCGACCGGCTTCTTCTCGTCGTCGGTCAATGGCTCCCGGCCGAAGGCCATCTCGCGGATCTCGTCGTTCGTCACGACGACCTCGCCTTGGGTCTTGTTCACCGTGGCGAGCTTGACCGCATAGTCGGCCTTCTCGTTCTCGGTCTCCTCCTCCTCGGGCCAACCGACCTCGTACTTCTCCGGCGCGGGGAGGTAGCCGTACGCGACGAGGCGGTCGACCAGCTTGCGCACGATCTTCGGCCCGGCGTAGCCGGTGCGGCGGTCCTGGACTTGGTTGTCGAAGTTCGTGGCGTCCTGCTCGGAGGCGAGCGAGCCCATCTCGCTGCCGGTCAGGATGCGCATCGGGATGGCGGTCGTGCCGGCGATCTGCTTCATGATCGCGTCGGCGTTCCCCCCGAAGTCGGCGACCTTGGACTCGAGCAGGCTGACGCCGACGCCCTGCGTCGGGATGAGGTTCGTCACGCCGTGCTGGTATTCCTCGAGGTTCTTCTTCAGCTCGGCGAGCTGGTCGTCGCCGAACGTCATGTCCTTGTCGATGTCGGCGTGCAGCGAGTGCTTCGCGCGCTGGAAGGCAGACTCCGAGCCGCCGCCGGTGATCTTCTCCAGGTCGAACAGGAGGTTCCACACCGCCTCGAGGGTCGGCACGCCGTAGACGTTGTTGTCCAGGGCGCCCTCGCAGACGTGGATGACCCTCGACCAGTGCACCGGGCGCGCGAGCATGGGCGAGGCGATGTCGGTGCGCCTGATGCGGTAGGACTTCGGCTCGCCGAAGCGCGGCGACTCGGGGTCCAGGTCGAACTCCTCGATCGTCACGTCCTCGGCGCTCGCCTGCATGCGCGAACTCGGGCTCGAGGCCTGGTTGCCCGGGCCGCCGCCGCCGAAGAACGGCTGGAGGTAGAGCAGGTCGTCGGGGCCCTTGCCGCGCGGCAGCTCCTCCTCGAGGGGCGCGCCCTTGGCGCCGATCAGGATCGCGCTGTACGTGCTCTGCCCGGCGAGGATGTCGGCGTTCTGGAGCTCGTTCCATACGCCGAGCCGCTTCTCCAAGGACTCCCACGCCTTCTCGAACGGCGTCTCGACCTCCGGGTCCTCGTCCTCGTACAGCTCGACGCCGCCGCGCCATGTCGCCTTGGGGTAGGCGTCCACGATGCGCTTCGCGATGCCGCCGCGCGCGTACTCGTCGCGGTACTGCTGGGAGGTAACGACCCGGTCGTAGCCGAAGATCGCGTACAGGTCGCGGCGGCCGTCGTACTGCATGCCGGCCATCCGCATGAACGTCTGGCGCTCCAACCACACGCTGAGCGCGCGGAGCTGGATGTCCGAGAACACGGCCCTCGTCTGGCCGGTCGGCAGCGGCGGCGCGGGCGTCGGCTCCTCTACCACGTCAGCCTCTTGGCCCCGCGCAGCTTCTCCACGGAGTAGCGCAGCGAGTCGATGACGTGGTTCTTCTTGTCCTCGAGCACGTTGGTGACGACGCCAAGCGGCTGCGCCTCGGTGACCGTCTTCTTGTCCACCACGTACGAATAGCAGGTGAGCTCGTCGATCGTGTGCGTGGCGCGCGGCCGCACGATGATGTTGAAGGACTGCAGGAAGATGACGCCGTCCTTGACGCTGTTCGGCCCCTTCTTTGCGGCCCTGATCCTTGGATAGCCGTGGCGGTTCAGGTAGGAGATGGTGTCCGGCCTCTGGCTGTCCGCGAGGGTCTCCCACTTGCGCGCCGAGCCGTGCCTCCAGGGCTCCTCGCTATTGGCGTGGATGCAAGGCCTAGGCGACTTGTAGTCGCAGCCGCACTCGAGGCCGTCGAACAGGGCGGGGATGTCGTCGATCTCGCAGCCGATTCTGTACGCCTCGGAGTCGATGACCAGCTCGCGCGGCGATCGCAGCCACGACCGCACCATCACCGCGGGGTCGACGCTGTAGCCCCAGTCCGCGCCTTGATAGAAGGCCGTCCCGTCCGGCGCCTCCACGTCCTCGATGCGCCAATTCTTGAAGACGCGCGCCTCGCTGTTCTTCTCGTACTCGCCGAGCCAGATGTGCGCGTACTTGTCCGGGTCGCGGCCGCGGTCCCACTCCATCTCGACGCGCAGGACGTCGGGGAAGAACGGGTTGTCGGCGAACGACGTGCGGACGACCACCGCGCCCGGCGGCGGGTTGGAGCCGCGGAGCATGAGGTCGATTGGATCGCTCGCGCGGCGCGGGTTCCAGGTGAACCACAGCTCGCTGTTGTCCTTGCGGATGGTCGGCCGCAGCAGGTCCAGGGACCGGATAGAGACGGTCTGCGCCTCCTCCACCCAGCCGACGTCGAACCCCTCGAGAGACTTGATGGATTCGGCGGTGTGGTCCTGGAGTCCCTGGAAGACGATGACGCCGCCGCCCGGCGTCCGGATCTCGGTGTTCGTCACCTCGAACAGGTCGCCGATGCCGAACACCTTGATTTTGTCCTCGAGGAGGCGCTTGACCGACTGCTTGAGGGACAGTTGGATCTCGCGGAGGCACACGACGCGCGCGCCCGGGTGCTCGACGCAGAACTTCAGGACGTTCTTCGCGAACTCATGGGACTTGGCGCTGCCGCGCCCGCCGTACGCGCCCTTGTAGCGGGCCGGCCGGAGGAACGGGACGTACGCCCTGATGCAGGGGAAGTCGACGACGCGCTCCGGCGGCGCGGCGCTAGCCACGAGGGTCACCGCCGCGAGGAGGAGGGTGGCCCACACCTACGCGTCATCCCCCGGGGCCTTGGGGTCGATGATGATCGACCTCACCTCGGTCACGGCGATCGGGCCGCCGTTCGGCCCGCTGTGCTCGACCTTGTCCGGGAACAGGCCGACGTGCTTGCCGACGAGCTTCAGCGTGCCGGGCTTGTCCCACAGCTGGATCTCGACGTCGCACGTCTTGACAACGACTTCCTCGCCGGCCTTGCCCGAGATAGTCGTCTTGAACCGCCGCTTGATGGACTTGATTGCCTTGGTGCAGCCGTCAGGCGCCCCGGGCGTGGGGCGCACGACGCCGTTCTCGTCCGCCTCGAAGTGGTTGACGTCTGATTCCGCGAGGAGGGTCATGTCGGCGAGGACCTTGTCCTGCGTGATGTTGAGGCGCTCGGCCCTCTGCGCCTTGCCGCGCTCGACGGCTGCAGCAACTTTGGGCAAGGCTAGGACTTCCGAGGCGATGGATGAGGCGGTATTCGGGGAGTAGCCCGCGCGGATAGCGGCTGCTGCGCCGTTGAGATCCAACAGGTACTCGCGCACGAGCGCCTCTTGCCGAGGGCTCAATGTGCCGTCTGGATCTAGGTCGTCGTGCGCGCCCACTGGAATGCTGACTCCTGAAACAGTTCAAGGGGCCCTGAACGAGTGAGTCAAAGGGCGCTATCTAATTGGTCGCTAAAATCTCTTCTATTATCCGCCGCTACCGTCCGCTATTTCGAGGGATACTTCCATTCATTTTTGCGCCAGTCTTGCGCCCTTGTTTCGGTAGCGTGCGCCAATTCAAGTTGTTGATTCCAAAAGGATAGCGGCTCGAAAACGTCCATACGCCGCCTAGTTTGTTTTTCCCCCATGAGGAAAAACGACGGACCGAACTATACGGAACGCACCGATCATGGGCGCAAGGACCACTCGCTAACGGGAATTTGCCTCATTT